TTCTTTTTAAGATTTAAGTGGTATCGGAATTTTGTTGAAAAACAAGAAAAGAAAAGAATTAAATATCTTGGACTTTAGTGTGCTTATGATGGGGGCGAAATAGGATCGACTGGCAAGGATAGAGGCGAGTAGAACTGTCGGATGGATGCGTAATAGTCCAACTAAAGTAACTGCAAACGATAACGACTTTGCACTTGCAGCCTAGTTTTAGGTGACGGAGTTTCGGTGGGTTGACTTGGCAACAGAACAACCCACCACAGTTTTGAAGGGTAGTGCCTTAATACACTCGTGTGGATCAACGGTTAGTCCACAACACACATAACACAACACACAAAGGAGAATAGTTATGTCTACTAAAAACCCATTTGAACTACGGTTCGACACATTGGCAATGGCCAAAGACTTGCTTGATCGTCAATACGATATGGCTCAACAGCAATATTGGACTATGGTTGAAAACGCCAAAGAACACAATAAAGACCTCGTTGAAACGATTGAGAAGTATACACCTAAGATGTATCAACCTCAAGAAATCATGGAAAAGGCAGAAGAACTTTATAAGTTCGTAACCAAGAAAGACTAATCCAGTTTGGGAATGGTCTGTTCGCCCAAGTAAAACTTAGTAGGAACACGAACTGCACCCAGCACTTATACACTGGCTCTGCTTTATAACGATAGGGGGTGGGGCGCCCTGCCCCCTATCACTTTAACTTGAAAGGAATATTATGAATCTAGAAGAACTTGCAGTGATGACCCCAAAGAAGTTTGCTATGAAAATCGAAGAAATTGTGTCTAAAGGTGGTATTACTTACATGGATGCAATTCTGGATTATTGTGAAAAACACCAAATGGAGCCTGATGCAATCGCTCCTCTCATCTCTAAACCCCTCAAAGAAAAAATAGAAGCAGACGCAAGGGAACTCAATTATCTTCCGAAAGTAGCAACACTACCAATCTAAGGAGCAACTAATGGAAGCGTGGGAGTCCTACCAGATGTATCTTGGTCTGAAACTACACTTCACAACAGACTATGACTACACTCGTTATGGGGGTAGAACATCAGCATCAAAGGCATCGTTCTTAAAACGAAAAGACAGAAATTTCTTTGCTCGTGTTGCAAGAAAATATGGTGAGTCTACACAAGATTACTATATTAGTAATTTTCTGCGTAGTCCTAAAGGTTACATCGGTGATTTTAGAGAAGAAAACTACACAGATTGGTGCAAAAGAAAACAAGCACTGACCTACAATTTTATCACAGATATGAGATTTTTATTTGAGCAAATATCACATTTTGATGATATTTTCTCTTTACAAAAGGGACAACATCCTGTAATATTAAGAAACTACCTCGCAAAAAGAATCAACCTAGAGACTTTGGTTATTCTGCAAGGACTAGTTGGTTTTGTAAAGCAATTAGATAAAGGACTTAAAGATGATCTAGTATGGCCAGAGACAAGACGAATGGTCGTCAAATACGGTGCATTTCTCAAGTATGATAAAGAGAAATGTAGGGTTCAACTTCTCAAACTTATTAAGGAGACTTTCTGATGTCACAGGAAGAACTGGTTAGGGAAAGAGATTTTTATCGTGCTAAACTGGATGAAGCAAATGCACGAATTAAATCTCTAGAGTTCGACAACGCTGAATTGCAAAAGCGTGATGGAGAACTCAGTAAGCGGGTTGCCGAGATGTCAAATCGAAATGGCAACTATCGTCCTAGACCTCGTAGGTTTAATTAAAATGGTAACACAGCGGCAGATGAAATTTATTGATATGGTAACTGAACAGGCGAAAGAAACTGATCCAGTTGACCGTTCACAACACGCTGCCGCTGTGGTTATCAAAAACAAAGTGGTTGGTTTTGGTGTGAATAAGTATAAAACACATCCATTTCAAACCAAGTATGGAAGAAACGAAGATGCAATTTATCTTCATGCAGAAACCAGTGCAATCAAAGATGCACTAAGAACCGTTTCGATTGAAGATTTAGGAAGAGCAACTCTTTATGTTGCTCGTGTGAAAAAGAATAGATCGCATGAATACATAAATGGTATGTCAAAGCCCTGCGAAGGGTGTGAACGGTGTATCGCTGACTTTGGTATTAAAAAAGTGATTTACACTACAGATGAAGGTGTTGATATTTTATGAAGTATAAACAAATGTCACAAAATAGTTGGATAGTTGAAGTTCAACAGGACGGTAAGACTAAAGAACTGTTTATTGAGTTCCCGCCAGGTTGTATAGATCAAGTAGGTTGGGATATAGGTGATACTGTAATATGGGAAGAACTGCCGAGTGGTGGTTATTCATTGACAAAGAAAGAGGATGGAAGTGACAGAGAATAAGGAAATAAATAAAATGCTGACTACAGCACGACTTATTAGTTATAGTCAACCACCAGAAGGAGAATTATATGTCGGTAACGATGTCCAAGAACTTATATCGTATTGCGCCCGTGTCTCCAATCCAGCGAACCAACAATCGCACAAAACGAGCGAAAAACTCATACGATATTTGGTCAAGCACAAACATTGGTCACCATTGGAGATGGCTAGCGCTTGCCTAGAGATTGAAACAACTCGTGACATTGCACACCAGATTGTGCGTCACCGTAGTTTTAGTTTTCAAGAATTTTCTCAAAGATATGCAGAACCATCTGCAATGGGTGATGCATTTACCAAAAGAGAATGCCGTTTACAGGATACAGAGAATCGTCAGAATTCAATTGAGATTGAAAACGACCCCTCATTGGTTGATAATCAAAAACACCAAGATTTGATTGTCGAATGGAATCGTAGACAGACAGGTGTTATCGAAACATCTCGTAAGGCATACGATTGGGCGATTGAGAATGGTATTGCGAAAGAACAGGCTCGTGCAGTCCTACCAGAAGGTTTGACAAAGACACGACTGTATATGAACGGAACTTTGCGTTCTTGGGTTCATTATATTGAATTGCGTTCCTCTAATGGAACACAGAAAGAGCATATGGAAGTTGCACAGAAGTGTGCAATTGAGATTGCTAAAATATTCCCACTTATGGAGAAATTGTAATGCATAAATTTAGTTTTGAAAATACATATACAGAACAACTATCAACTACAGTAGAGTTCACTGTTCCTAGTGATGCAGACTTGACTGATATGTTAGAACAGTTTGAATTGTATCTCAAGGCGGTTGGATTTAGTTTTGATGGTAACATCGACATTGTGCCTGAACATAGTTTTGATGATACTGTTCGTGGATTTGATGAGTATGGTAACTATGGTGAAAACAATCCACCAGTTGTTGAACCAACCGCAGAAAAAGGTTATCCATCTTATGAGGCAGTAAACTCAAAGAAGAAACTTTGGGATGCAACGCCAGAAGAATGGAATCAGGCATACAAGAGTGTCACTATGACATATAATGGTGAACCTATTTACAAAGGCCCTCGTGCAAAATGAGTAAGGTGTTTGTTCTAGGCAATGGGGAATCACGAAAGGGTGTAGACTTAGACGCTCTAAAAGAAAGAGGGCCAATCTATGGATGTAATGCAGCATATCGTGATATTGACAATCTTGATGCTCTTATATGTGTTGACGGTGGAATGATGCATGAGGTGTATGCTAATGGTTATGCATCCAAGAATAAATGTTACTTTCGGTCATGGACAAAATTGCCTGCTGACGCATATCATATGCTAGTTGATGTTAATTTGTTTGAGGGGTGGCATGAACCACCACACACAGAAAACAGCAAAAGTGGTAGGACGCAGTTCGTAATGAATGGAACAGACCCTAATCAGATGTTGCGATTAGTAAATGCTGCAAAAAAGGTCGCACATGATAGGGGCGAAGAGTTTGATGAAATTGAGTTACGACAGCGAATGGGGAATCACCATTTGTGGGTAACATGGGTAGACGAAAACGATGAAGTTTATCTGATACCAGAAGATTACAGTGGTTGGAGCGCAGGCCCAATCGCAGTAAGACTTGCTATCGAAGACAATAATCCTACAGATGTTTATTTGATTGGGTTTGACTTAGGTAGTAATACAGGGTTGGTTAATAATGTTTACAAGGGAACTTCAAATT